ATTAGAAAAGCGACCACAGACAAGAGTTGTATGTTGGACAGGATACATTTACGAAGCTTTAATTAAGCATGGATGGGCAGATAAAATTCTTCCAATGATTGATATTTTAATTGATGGTAGATATATCAAAAAACTACATGTTGAAGGTAAGATGTATGGCTCAAGCAATCAGAGAGTAATTGATATAAAAGAATCTTTTAAAAATAAAAAGGTTATAGTCATTGACAAGTAGTAAAAATAATGATATAATATAGTTACTAAAGGGCACTAATAAACCATTAGTGCCCTTTAAATTTATTTATGAGGTGATAAAACATGCGTCCTAATTTAAATACTTTTAAAATTTTTAAAGTATATGTAAACGATGAATATAAAAGAGTTGCCTTAATTGATGAAGTGAGAAGTGAAGTTATTTTAATTTCAGAAATTGGTGCAGAAAAAACTAAAAAGTTTTTTGAAGACTATTATAACTTTATGAAAAAGAATAGTTCTGATTCATTGTTACAGACAGTTATCTTGAAAGACAATTCTCACCCTTACTATAAACAAATTCTAGAATTTCCTCTAGATGATTTTGATGAATAGAGAAACCGAACTAGAATTAGACTTGATTGAACTAAAAGCTTACGAGTCACTACAATATCAGAACTTTGATTTTGGTGATGGTTCGATTAAGAACGATGGAGATTTTAGTGTAAAAATAGAGAACTATAATCAAATAATTAACGAACTTTCTCATGAATTGTCCTATTTAAAGGAAAATAAGACAAAAAACAAACAAACATTTAAACAAAAAACAAGAGAAAATAAATATTTTATCAACAAAAAACACAAAGAAAAATTAAAATCTATGTCTAATAAACATTGGACAAATGTTAGTACACGTAAGCATAACTATCCTAAAGTATTCTACAGGGAGAGTCATTCAAAGAAGCTAAAAAAGATATCAAATAAAGCTGTAAGAAAATACAATGGTAGGTTAAATGGCAAAAGCTGTGATTATAAAAAGGTTTTTGATTACTGGTGGGAGTTACGATAAGGAGGAAATAAATGATTAAAACAATGATTGAATCTTTAACAGAACCAGCAACGATAGCAAGTATCATAACAATATTGCTTGTTGTTATCATGTATGAAATTGCTTTAAGAAAAACAGAAAAAAGGAAAGCTATTATTCAAGATTTTTACAAGGAAAGGTTGAACATTTTGACAAATCAAGCAGTAGAGTATATCGAAGAATTATACAAAAGCGATATGAAATCCATTGCTATACAGAGTGTTGCACTCGAAAGATTTGAGTATAGTGAATTTTTAGAAAAAGTAAATAAAGAACTTTCTAAGCCAAAATACAACAAAAAGTTAGACAGTGGTGATTTAAGTGAATGATTTTAATAAATGGGTTGAAATCTTAGGTGCAAAAACCTTTTGGGAAAAATACGATATAAAAGGCGAGAGAGTTAATATCTGTATTGTCGATAGTGGTGTTGACCCAGAGCATGAGATTTTAAAAGAAAAAATAAAAGGATTTTATAATGTCAAGAAAAACTCAAAAGAGATTTTTGACAATAGTGGTCATGGCACACATGTTGCAGGGATTATAACTAGCTTTGCACCAGAATCAAATATTTATGTGGCTAATTCAATACAGAAAAATAACTTAAGCACAATGACAGAAGTTGTTGACGGCATTACTTATGCGAAAAACATAAAAGCCGACATATTATGTTTGAGCTTAGGTTCAGTAAATGAATTGCCACAAATAGTTGAACAAAGACTTAAAAAAGCTAGTCAAGACGGAATGATTATTGTTTGTGCAGTGGGTAATAGTGGTAAACAAAGGATTGATTATCCGGCAAAATATGATTTTACTATAGCTGTTGGGGGAACAGACGACAATCTTATGCTATCAAAAACTTCAAACTATGGCTTTGATATGGATTTTGTGATGCCATCAGAAAAAATCGTAAGCTCTCACCTAAACAATACATATATTGAAATGTCTGGAACTTCTATGGCTACACCTGCTTTAGTTGGTATTGTATCTTTAATTGTTTCTTATAACAAAAAAAATAACAAAGGAAGTTCGTTTGAAAGTATTTACAATATCTTAAAAGATATCAGTGATAGAGAATATTCGTTTGCAAAAGAAGATAAAAAAGACAGGTTTCATGCTTGGGGTACACCAAATTTAAACAACTTTAAAGGAGAATAAAAACATGCACAATGGTTATGTAGTAAAAGTAGAAAAACTAAGAGAGCATACAAATGCTGACAGACTAAACGTAGCAACATTTTTTGGTAATGATGTAATTGTAGGTAAGAATATCAAGATTGGAGATATCGGTATTTATTTCCCGTCAGACTTACAACTGGGTGAACGTTTTGCCAAAGAAAACAACCTTAATCGTGAAAACGGTGGATACCTTGATGACAAAAAGCTAAATATTAAAACAATTCGTTTACGTGGCGAAAAGTCAGATGGTATTTATGTGCCAATCGAAGCATTATCTTATTTGACAAATATTGACGCTTTTGAAGTCGGGGATACAGTTGGTACTATAAAGGGAGAATTAATTTGTAAGAAATATTTCCCCGTATCTAGACAACGTGCCAACACAAATACTAATAAAAATAAGTCTAAACCAAAAGAAAATCTATACCCATTCTTTGAACAGCACAAAGATACTGGTCAATTCGCATATAATTTAAATGAATTTAAACTAGGTGATTTACTTTATGTAACACTTAAAATGCACGGTAGCTCACAACGCACAAGCCATGCTCTAAAGAAGGTTAAACCAAACTTAATCCAAAGACTACTAAAAATTGAACCTAAACAAAAATATGAATATGTGACTGGCACAAGACGTGTTGTTCTCGAAGATTTTGAGGGCGGTTATTACGGTGACAACAAATTTAGAGAACCTTGGCATAACTTCTTTGTTGGTAAGCTACCTAAAGGATTCTCCGTTTTTTACGAGGTTGTTGGCTTTCAAAAAGAAGGTTCCCCTATCATGCCGAGATGTAATAATAAAAAAATGAACGATAAAAACTTTATTAAAAAGTACGGGGAAACAACAACATTTACATACGGATGTAAAGATGGTGAAAGTGATATTTATGTTTATAGAATTACATTCACAAATGAAGATGGTGTAGTTGTTGACTTACCATGGGAGCAGGTAAAAATTTATTGTGAAAAATGGGGAGTTAAGCACGTACCAGAATTATCTAAATTCTTTTATGATGGTGATAGTGAATGGTTGAGAGAGTATATTGAAGATATGTCTGAGGGTCTAGACCCCATTGATATGACACACATTAAAGAGGGTGTTGTTGTAAGAATTGAAAATCGGGATAGCTTTAAAGCTTACAAGCACAAAAGTTTTGAATTCAAAGTTTTAGAATCTATAATCAAAGACACTAGTGAAAAACTAGATATTGAAGAACAAGAATCTTTAAGAGGTGATGATGTTGAGTAATTTTATTATGCTAGTTGGATTACCAGCAAGTGGTAAAACAACTTTTGCTGACGAACTATTAGAAGATGCTGATAACACAATTATTGTTAGTAGTGATGCAATTCGTGAAGAGTTTTTTGGCGATAAGTCAATCCAAGGTGAGCCACAAGATGTATTTAAAATTATGCACAAACGGACTTTAGACAACTTAAATAATGGTTTTAATGTTATTTATGACGCAACAAATATTAAAGAGAAACATAGGAAAGCTATTCTCTCCAAACTACCAAAAGACACACAAAAAACTGTTTGTTATATGGCTACACAATATGAAGATGTTTTGCACTATAATAGTTTACGTGAACGAAAAGTCCCAGAACGTGTAATTGAACGTATGTATAAAAACATGCAAATCCCAACTAAAAAAGAAGGTTGGGACAAGATTGTTGTTGTTGACGACCCATCTAAAAGTCACGAAGAAATACTTGACAACGGTGCAAAAATGATTAGAATGACTGTAATGCTAGGAAGAGAAAAATATGAAATCTTTCGATTTTTAGCATCAACATTTAAAGAGTTTTTGAAAATTTATGATATGCCACAAGATAATTCACACCATTCCTTCTCTGTTGGCAGACACTCATACTATACATATGAATATATTTTAGAAAATTATGAAGGCAATAATGATGATAAAGAAGTCATGTTGTGGTCTGGATTACTGCACGATATTGGAAAAGAGTTTACGAAATCATTTAAAAACCATAATGGTGTTGAAACTAGATATGCAAGCTATAGAAACCATGAGAATGTGAGCGCACAAATGTCTGTTACACTTTTAAGAAAGTTAGGATTCGATAGTGATTCTAGATTAAAGGTGGCAACAGTAATTCAAAATCATATGAAGCTATATGATTCTAAAATTAATAAAGAAAAAATGAAAAAGAAAATAGGTAACGATATTTTTGACATGGTGGAATTTTTACATAAAGCTGATTTAAGCGCAAAATAAAAGTTTGACATAAATAAAAAATAATGATATAATTATATTATTAGAAGAATGAGAGGTGTTTTAATGGAGAATTTGGTTAATATTTTTGAAAGTATTTCTGCAACAACAGGTAGGGGTGATAAAGAAAACATTTTAAAACAGAATAAAGACAATGAACAGTTTTTAAATTGTTTAAAATTTCTTTACAACCCCTACATTGTAACTGGTATCTCTAAAAGCAAAGTGAAAAAAGAGGTTTCTGGTGACATTAAGTTTAAAGCCGTTGACAGCCTAGATGAACTAATGAACTACCTAAAAGAAAATAACACAGGTAAGGATTCTGATATTTTAGTTGTCAAAGACTTTATTTCTAAAAATGTTGGGCACGAAGATTTTATTAAAAAACTTGTAACAAAAAGTTTAAAAATTGGTATTACAAGTAAAACAATTAACAAAGTTTATGGGAATGGCACAATTCCAGAATTCTCTGTTATGCTGGCAGAATCTTTTCACAAAAAGAAAGACACTGTTAATGGAAAATTTTATTTAACAATTAAACTTGATGGTAACCGATGTGTCGCAGTAAAACAAGACGACAAAGTAGAATTTTTTACACGTACAGGTCAGCAAATCGAAGGCTTAACCGAACTTGCACATGAATTAAATTTTGTTATGCCTAATAATTACATTTTTGATGGAGAGATTCTCAAAGAGTCTGTTGGGAAAGAAACGACGGAAGAGCTTTTTCGTGCAACACAAAAAGAGGTGCGAAAAGACGGAGAGAAGAAAGGTTTAAACTACTTTGTTTTTGATATGTTACCACTAAAAGAATTTAAAGACGGTCAATCTCTAAAAAATTATGAACAGAGACGTAACTCTCTTGAATTACTTTTTAACAAAGTTAAATATGAAACAAAACTTGTTAGACTTTTACCATTATTATATTCTGGTGAAGACAAAGAGAAGATTATTTCTATGTCAAACGATGCAATTAAAGAAGGATATGAAGGCATTATGGTTAATACAGCTAATGGTATTTACAAAAACAAGAGAACGAAAGATTTGTTAAAAGTTAAAGAAATGAACAGCGCTGATTTACAGGTTGTTGCACTTGAGGAAGGCTTTGGCAAGTATGAGGGAACACTAGGTGCTGTACAAGTTAAATATAAAGATAATCTAGTTAAAGTAGGCTCTGGGTTTAAAGATAGTGAACGAAATTATTTCTGGGAGAACCCAAAAGAAATTATTGGTCACGTAATCGAAGTACAGTATTTTGAAGAGAGTACCGATGAAAAAACAAACAAAAAATCTTTAAGATTCCCTATCTTTAAATGCGTTAGAGACGATAAAACTGTCGAAGACATTCGATATGAATAGGAGAAGACAATGAAAAAGTTTACATATGACTTTTATAACAGTTTTTATTACAGAGCAACAAGACCTATAAAAAGGTTACTATTTAAATTATTATTAAAATTTAATGTAGTGATTCCTACAACAGAGAAAGATAGAGGTGTTGGAAAAACTTATATATTAATCGAGAGGGCGCTAAAAGAGTGTTTACCGATTGTTGTTGGTACTCAAATGGAATATAACTATATTAAAAGGAACGCCAACCCAGTAGAGGTTATTAGGTTTAAAAAAGGTTATACACTAGAAATTATTGGTAAAAAGTTTCCTAATGGCGTTTTAATAGAAGAGTCAATCGATAAAGAAGAGGTAGAATATTTAAAGTTTGAAGGAATTAAAATCCGTGGTGGATTTAATTATAAAGGAGAATAAATAATGATTGGAAAAGGTCGAGTAGGTATCGTATATGACGATAAAAATCTAAAAAGTACATCTAACGCAAATAAAATGTTTAGCCAAAATGTTGAATCACGTATTGAAAAAGGGTATGATTTACAGTACGAAACAAATAATGTAGCCCAGTTTTCTGACGATACAATTGAGTTGTTACCACTAAGTGATTTAAATCAGAAGTTAGGTCAATTTGATTTTTTATATGTTGAATCTAGTTTAGAAGAAAAACGTATTTTAAATAGCATGGTTATTAAAACTATTTTGAAAACTGACAAACAACTGAAGTTTGATAATTCAGTTAGCTATTTTGGTGGTGATGTCAAGTATGAATAAATTAAGATACAACAATTTTGTGAAAGAGTTTTCATTAAATAAACTAAATAAATTTTTTAAACCAAGTAGTGTTGTTGAAGTTGTTGATAATGTCGAAGGGAAAAGTTTCATTTTAACATTAATGAAAAACGACGAGAAAACAGACTTTATCTATGCTTACCCAGAAGATACAGAAATTAGCAACCAAAATTTAGAAATTAATGATGAGGTTTTTAAATGGGTTGAAGATAACATTAATAAAGAAAATATGGTAAAAGGTATTGTTTATTATTGCAAATATTATAATGGTGAATTGGTTTTTTATGATACCTATGATACATATATCTCTCAAATGCTTGATTATAAAGCTTTTGAAAAATGCTGTAATATCTTAGGTGTAAGACGTGTTGGTTTGTTGTATGACGGTATTTTAGAGTCAAAAGACAATGTTTTAAAGTCTATTGAAGGCAAATATGACAACGAAAAGGGTTTTGTTATAAAAAATAGTGATTATACTGACGGGTCTGGCAAGTATTTAGTTTTTAAATCAGAGTAATAGGAGGTCTTTAAAATTAATCATCAATATCTTGTTAAGATTAAATTCTTCAAAAACGATTACAATTATAAAAAATATAAGCTTAACGATAAAGATATTAAGAAGTTTGTTGATTTTTGGACTATTCGTGGTATTTATAAAATAAAAATAGAAAGAGTTGAAGATATTGGATAAAAAGATTAGTACACTAACAGAATTATTAGAAAGATATGATAATACAGTCAATGAGAGTGATGCAGAATTATTTTTTATCTATGTTAGTATCAAAGGTTACCCGAAACCAGAAACCATTGTTAACCCATTAGAAAATATGGAGAAAAAAATAGAGTACATTAAATCAACTTATAATGAAGATTTAACCCATAAATTTTCACCAGATGTAAAAATCGTGGGCTATTACACAATTTAGACTATAAAGCCATCTTACGATGGTTTTTATTTTTATAATATGTTGACATAAGTAAAAAATAATGGTATAATATTATTATAATAAGGAGGTGGGCTATTGGATAAAGATAAAGAAAAAAGTATCATAAATATGTACAGGAAAGGCTTTGAATTAGAAGAGATAATTCATAACAACAATGTAACGTATAAGCAAGTTACATTACTACTCTTGTCTTTAAAAAAAGAAAATAAAGTAAACAGAAGGTTTAATGATTATTTTAGAAAAATCATCGCAGAACGTGACATGAATGGCGTTGATAGATATAAAATATCAAAAGAGCTTGGCATCAGCAACTCAACTGTAAAGAAGTCTTGTGAAAAATTTGGTAGGGCTATCGGTAAGAGAATTAATGATGATAAAAAGTTTATAAAGATATCTGATGATAAGCCAGATTTTGATAAGTGTCCACTGTGCAGAGACAGTAAAGTGAACATCCTTGGTGACAACTGTCATTATTGTTTAAAATGTGGTGAAGAGTTTGTTGTAAAGAAAGACGGTCTATACAAGATTAATTGGGAATATATAGATTAGGAGTGAAGTTTTTGAATAAGGCTGATTTAATACATAAAGAGTTGATACAGAGGATTTTAAGGGAGGGTACTTGGGATAAAGACCCTAGACCTATTTATGAGAGTGATGGTAAACCCGCTCATTCACTATTTATAACACAAGTGTTTGAAGAGTATGATATTTCTAAAGGAGAGTTTCCCATAACAACCTTAAGACCGATTGCAATTAAAAAAGCAATTAGAGAGATGCAATGGATTTATCAAGACCAAACATCTGATTTGTCTGTGCTTGAAGATAAATACCAAGTAAACTGGTGGGGATTATGGCGTTTAGATGATGGTACTATCGGACAAAGATATGGGGCTACCGTTGCTAGATATAACTTAATGAATAAACTTTTAGAAGGTCTCACTGAGAATCCTTTTGGGAGAAGACATATCATCAACCTATTGCAAGAAAATGATTTAACAGAAACAGACGGTCTCTATCCGTGTGCTTTTCAAATTTTGTTAAGTGTGCGACCAGGTAATAAGTTTGTAGGAGATAAAGAAATTTATTACCTTGATATGACTTTAACACAAAGGTCATCAGACTACTTAACTGCTGGTCATATAAACATGATGCAATATGTAGCACTTCAAATGATGATTGCACAACATTGTGGGTATGAGGTTGGTAAATTTGCAAGGTTTACACAAAATCTACATATATACTCTAGACAAATAGCAGAGGCACATGAATTGCTAAGTAGAACCCCTTCAGAAAAACAACCAAAACTAATACTTAATGCGAATGGTAAAACATTTTATGAGATAGATGAAAGCGATTTTGAACTTATTGACTATGAACCAGTCAAGCCACAACTAAAATTTGATTTAGGTATTTGAGAGGAGATTTAATATATGTCAATTACACTTGTAGCCATTACAGACATGGCAGATGGAATTGGTGACGGTAATAATAACCTATTATACGACATCAAAGAAGATTTAAAAAGATTTAAAGAGGTAACAAATGGTAAAGCTGTTGTTATGGGCAGAAAGACATGGGATTCATTACCTAGTAAACCTTTACCGTTTCGTAAAAATATCGTGCTATCTAGGGAAAAAGATTTAAAACTAGACGGGGCAACAGTCTTAAACTCTATCAATGATGTTTTGCTTCTGTCAAAAAGTGAAGAAGTTATGATTATCGGTGGAGAAGAAATTTATTCAAAATTTATTAATCACGCTGATAAAATGATTTTAACTCATGTACATAGTATCAATGTTGATGCACGTAAGTTTTTCCCTAAGTTTGAATACAAAGATTGGAATGTAAAGATTGTTAAAAAAGTAGAAGAAGATGGCGATACACCGCCTTACTCTTTTGTAGAATACGCTAGAAAATAAAATAAAAAGAAGAGGTGTTTATATGCAACAACAAGACGTAGTACGTGAGATTATCATTTCAGAAGAAATCACATCAGATTTATCAAAAGAAGTTATTACACGAATTAATGAAATTAATTATTTTGATGACCAAATGACAGCAACGCTAAAAGATTATGAACCAGAACCTATTGAAATCTATATTAATTCACCTGGTGGTAGTGTCTATGATGGCTTTGCTATCATTGGGGCTATGGAAATGTCTGATACACCAATCATTACACATGGTATGGGTATGGTTGGGTCTATGGCTTTAGGTATTTTTGTTAAAGGTGACGTGCGAGTTGCACACCGATACACACGATTCCTTTATCATAGTGTATCGTATGGTATCAATGGTTATATCAAAGACCATGAAGATTATCATAAAGAGGTTCAAATTTTACAAAGTATGTATAACGACTTGTTTAAAGAAACAAAACTTGCACCAGAGCTAATGGATGAAATTAAAAATACAAAGATTAATCATATCTTTTCTGGCAAAGAAGCTGTTGAGCTTGGTATTGCCGATATTGTAACAAAAAAGCCAGAACGAAAAATTAAGGTTGTTGAACAAGAAGAAGATGCTCAAGAAACGGAGGATTAATTATGTGCGACAGTCACTGCGTATTTTGTGAACGTTACAAAGATAAAGAGTCTATACTAATGGAGAACGAATCTTGCTTTGCAATATATGACAAATTCCCAGTTAATCATGGTCACATTCTTATCTTGCCAAAAGAACATAAAAAAGATTTTTTCAGCCTATCATATAGAGAGCATGAAGATATGAACATACTAATAAGAAATTGCAAAACACACCTTGACAAAACACTTTCACCAGATGGTTATAATATTGGATATAATGTAGGGGAGTGGGCTGGGCAAACAATTTTTCATTGTCACGCCCACCTAATTCCACGTTTTGGTGGTGACGTACCTGTTACAGAATTAAAAGGCGGTATTAGAAATTTTAAGAATAGTATAGTGGAATATTGAGGTGTAAAAAATGATGATTGAAAATGTTGACGATTTTAGAGACTATAAGGCTCTTTATAAGGGCACTATAAACTTTATTCACGGCACAATGGGTTCTGGAAAATCTGCATTGCTTTTAAATGCGTGTATAGAGCTAAAATCGCTTAATAAAAGTATTATTTTATTAACTAGTGGAAAAGACAATAGAAGTGGTACAGGCATCATTAAATCAAGAAATGGCAAACAGATTAAGGCACGAGCTGTTTTTAAAGAAGATGATATTAGGGATATTTTAAAATCATATGACCTAAATAAAACTGATTATATATTTATTGATGAGTGGCAGTTTTTTAGTGAACTACATTTATTAGAGCTTAAAAGTGCAATACAAGGTTATGATGTTAAACTTGTTATCTTCGGTCTTATGTTTGATTATAAAGGCAAAGCTTTTACATCAACAGAGAACATTTTGGGGCTTTCCGATAACACAATTTACGTAAAGAAAGTTTGTGATACATGCAATGATAAACTGGCTACTCACCATCTGTTATACAATGATGGCGAGGTTGTAAAACATGGTGCTCAATTTATTGTTGGTGATTCAGAATATAAAAGTGTTTGCGACGATTGTTTCTATGATGCTATTTTTTAAAAGTAAAAAATAATGATATAATGTTGACTTAATTCTAAAAATCTGTTATACTATATGTATAGCAGATTTTTTATTATAAGGAGAGTAGATATATGAATTTTGCACTTGGCGACCTAGTTAAACTAAAACTATTAGAACAAGATGAGCATTGTTATTACATTACAGCTATTGAAGATGATGAAGATATTTCATACGACAAAATAGTGGAAATGATTTTGCTGTTTCCTACAGCTAAGCACGAAGAAGAAGATTATGAGTTAGAATATGTTGATGAAAAAGAATTGGTTCTTATTGCTAAACATGGAACAAAAGATTTTAACGTAATTATAAATGCCGTAAAATCAAACAGGCATTATATGAAACTGTCAAACCCACTTCCAGAATACGTTGAAGAGACAGAAAAATATTTAAAAAGTATAGCAGACAAAGAGATGAGAGAAAATGGTTACAGGTTAATCGAAACAGATAAAACATTGGGCGAGATGTTTGATATGGTTGACAGAAGTGTCTATACAGATAAGACAGAAATGCACAATCAAAATCTAATGAATACTGATGTTGATATATACAAAGATATTCTCATGAGCAATCATGGTGAAGAACAGATGAAAGAATACCTACATAGAATGGATACACATTTAGGATTACTTAACAAAGCAATCAATGAAAATGATTCAAAAGCAATTAAGTTCAACAAAGATTCTCTTAAAAAAGTTAGAGCTAAATTAGTTGAGCTAGAATACTTTATATTGTAAGAAAGGAGATAAAAATATTGGATAATTATACTGTTTACCATATACATTCTGATTTATCGAACCTAACCGTTTCTTCTGGAGCTGATTCTATAACTAAATATAGTCAATATCTAGACAAGGCAGAACAGCTAGGTATGGGTGCAATCGCATTCTCTGAACATGGGAGTGTATTAAATCATGTGAATAAAAAGCGTGATATAGAAGAGCGTGGTATGAAGTACATTCACGCAAATGAAATCTATTTAACCAAAGGTATAGTCGATGTTAACGGTGAGCCGTTGCGTGAGAGAGATAACTATCACTACATGTTGATGGCAAAAAATTATGATGGATACTTAGAACTTAACAAACTTACATCTCAATCTTTTAAAAAAGAGGATGGTCACTTTTATTTCAATCCACGTATCACTTTTGATGAGCTAAAAAACACGTCAGATAATATTCTCATGACTTCTGCGTGTATTGCATCACCAATCTATCGTCTATACCAAGAATCATTAAATGGCAATAAAAACTCAGAAAGAGAGTTAGATGATTTATTAAACTTTATGGGAGACAACAAGCATAGAATGTTTTTTGAAATTCAAGCGCACAATCACCCTAAACAGATAGAGTTTAATCAATTGTTGCTTAGACTATCTAGAGATTTGGATATACCGTTAATTGGAGGTACTGATACACACGCTTTAAACAAGGAACATGCCGAGGCAAGAAGCCTATTTATTAAATCAAAAGGTATTGACTATGGAGATGAAGATAGCTTTGATTTAACGTTTAAATCATACGAAGAGTTTGTAAAGATGTTTGAAGAACAAAATGCGCTACCAAGAAATATATACCTTGAAGCTATCCACAATACAAACGTTATGGCTGATATGGTAGAGCCATTTACTCTTGATGATTCGCCTAAGTATCCTAAACTATATGACAAACCAATTGAAGTATTTAAAGAAAAAATAAATGAAGGTACTATTGAACGTGGTATAAATAAACTTCCAAAAGATGAGAAAAAAGTTTATTTTGACAGAATCAAAGAAGAGTTTAAAACATATGAAAAACTAGAAGCGGTTGATTACATGTTGTTGCAGAAACATATAATTGACTGGTCTAATGAAAACGGGATTAAACATGGCTATGGAAGAGGGAGTTGTTGTGGGAGTTTAATAGCCTACCTGCTTGGTATTACAGAGATGGACTCTGTTAAACATGAACTTAACTTTTTCCGTTAACTTAAAAGCGGAATTAAATTTTGTGAATTGCGGGGAACCCCTTAGAGCCTAGATTACTAACTTATCATGGTGACATAGATAAGGGCTTAGCTTAACTAGCTAAGATATAGTAAAAATATTTAGGATTGGGAAATCCGCATCCAAGCTACTTAGAAATAAGTAGAAGGTTCAACGACTAGATAAAGTAACCTAAGTCTTGCGATATGGTGAAATATCCAAGAGTACAAAATACTTATGGGGATAAGTATAAGGATGAATATTGGAAAATGTATAATAAGAATTGTAAAAATTGTAATATATTTTTTAAATCAAAAAGCTATAATAGGGTTTATTGTAGTAAAGAATGTAGGTCTACTGGGTATAGAAATGTTGTATTTAAATATGATAAAAATATATATGAAGATGGATTTAATTATATAAATTCATACATATTCGGATTCATAATGTCAGACGGATGCCTGTATTATGATTCACATTCTAGGAGATATAGAATAGCAATATCCTCCAATGATTTACATATATTAGAAAGTATAAAAGAATATTGTGGTATAAATAGGAAGATATATAAAAATAAAAATGGTTATACTTTAATTTATATATCACAAGAAGCTATTGATTTCTTGTCACAATATGGATTAAAAGAAAGGAAATCATTAATTTCTGAATTTCATAGTTTGGGAGAAGAATTTATGCCACATTTTATTAGAGGATATTTTGATGGTGATGGAAGCATTTCTACCAATCGTACAAAATATGGAGATTACCAACAAATAAGCATAACCTGTGCAAGTGTTAATTTCATAAATGGTTTAAATAGTTATTTTAGAGATATGGGATTTTCTTCAAACATATACAATGAAAGTAAAAAGAGGATTGGAAGTAATACTAAATACATAAAGATTAGTAGAACAGACAACATATCTAAGTTTTATAAAATGATATATAATGATGACACAGGAGAGTTTTATCTAAAAAGAAAAAAAGATAAATTTATATATAAATAAAGTAAATTCCCCATAAGTAATGATATAGTCTGAACTTACATGAAAGTGTAAGAAGTAAGGATAAAGAGCCTTACGATAACAAATTGTTTTTAAATCCAGATAGAGTTTCACTACCAGATATTGATGTAGATTTCCCTCCAAATCGCAGGCAAGAAGTCATTGATTTTATCGCAACGATAGACGGTGTTGACTTCTCTGAAATCATAACGTTTAATACTTTTGCTTTAAAGGGGGCAATAAGAGAGGTTGGCAGGTTTTTAGATATGTCACTACAAGAGGTAGATATGATATCTAAATCTGTAGAAAAATACAATGGTAAAGACCATATAGATGAATCATACAAAAAGAGATACCCAGAGTTGTTTAAATATGTTGACTTAATGGTTGGTGTTATTTTTGCCATGGGTAGTCACCCAAGTGGCTTCGTTGTCTCACCAGTAAACCTTGATGAAACAGTTTCAACACTTTATACTAAAGATAGCAAATATAAAGTTTCTGCTGTTGATATGGGTGAACTTGACAGTAAAAACTTTGTTAAGCTTGATGTATTAGGTCTTATGAACATTGAGTTAATAAATGAAACATGTAAAATAGCCAATATAGAAAGATTAACACCAGATAATGTTGATATAAATGATATTAATGTTTGGAAATCTATGTCAGAATCAACACTAGGTGTATTTCAAATGGAAAGTGATTCTGCACAAAGATATGTTAAACAGTTGTTTAGTCAAGAGACACTTGATAATATACACAAGATGAACCCTAATGCAAGCTATATTGACTTACTATCTATGGCAAATGGGGCAATTAGACCTAGTGGTAACAGTTATAGATATGAGCTTTCTCAAGGTATTATGAAAGATAATGGTCATGATGCTTTAAATGATTTTCTTAAACCAACGTTAGGGTTCTTGATTTTCCAAGAACAAATTATGAAATTCCTTACCAAATTTGCTAATCACACTGGTAGTGAATCTGACACTGTTAGACGTGGACTTTCTAAGAAAAAAGGTACTCAACAATATCTTGACAAGATACGACAAGGTTTCTCAGAATTCATGAAATCAGAATACAATGAAAAACAAGAAACTATAGATGAGATTATTGAACCATTTTTAAAAATTATCTCTGATGCAAGTGGATATGGTTTCTCGGATAATCACTCTAAACCATACAGCTACACTGGTTACATAGGTGCATATCTAAGATATCATTATCCTTTAGAATTTTTGACAACAGCTCTCAATCTACAGGATGACGATAAAGAACAAACTGGTAAAATAATTAATTATGCTAAAAGCAAAAAAATTACTATTAAACCAGTAGAATTTGGAAAGTCTGGTGCCAGTTATAGATACAATAAAGATGAAAATGCCATCTATAAAGGTATTGCATCTATAAAATATTTAAACTCTAATGTGGCAAAAGAGTTGCTAGACTTAGAAAAAACAACGTCATATAACCAAAATGAATTCCACTTGCTTGTCAGAGATTTAATTGAAAAAACATCTTTAAACACTAGACAAGCTGAGATATTAATTCGTCTAGACTTTTTCAAAAGGTTTGGCAAAAAAGAGATTCTTCTAGAAATTTACCTTACAATGACAGATAAAAAGAAGCCTAATACTTTAAAATATGAAAACTTTAAAGATGTTGTACAAAAAAACGTGAAAATAAATAAGCGTACTGGTGAAGAAAAACTTGTTTTAAAAACAATTAAAAAACCAGTAGCTTATAAAAATAACCTTGTTGACAAAACAAAAGAAAAACGTTTAAAGAATGCTAAGGAATACGAAGAAGCGGTAAGAAATAATCCACCAACAAAAATTGAACTGTATGAACAGATTCAATTTGAAAAAGACAATCTAGGTTATGCCGTTTCTACATTCCCAGAGTTACCAGACAATGTGGCTCTTGTAACTGAGGTTAACAAAAAGTTTACACCTCTTGTTACTTTTTATATTCTTAATAATGGTGATGAAAAACTATTAAAAGTCAAAAAGAAAGATTTTTGGTCTGACGACATTGATAAACTATTCGTTGGTGATGTTGTACAAATAAAGAATGAATTTGAGGAAGCTGGTTGGAGACATCTTGATGGTAAATTTGTAAGAGATGAAAACAAAATTGATAAATTCCTAGGCAATTGCAGAATTATTCGACCTAGCAAAAAGCGTAAACCTTAGAGATTTTGACAAATACATATAGTTATGATATAATTAGAATAGGTTCTTTATTGAGCCTATTCTTTTTATTTGAGAGGTGGAAATTAAATTGGATAAAAAAACATGTAGACATTGCGGTGATAGTATAAACAAGAAAAGAGAACTTTATGTTGTCCAGTTTAATGAAGATTCATATGAGTTTGAATATTCACACTTGGTGTGTGAGAATTATTATATATATTATAAAAAAAGCATTGAACAGAAAAATAAGAAAGAGTGATTTATTTGGAAGAAAAAAGATATTTATATGGTTTAGATATATCAATGAAACAAACAGGTCTTGCAATATACGACCTAGACAAAAAAGAATTTGTTGTTATAGATAGCTTCAATACAGAAAAGATATATGCAACAAAAAAATATAAAGGTTTAAATTTAAGTGCAATAAAACTTAAAGAGGCTAAGGAATGGTTTATGAAATATGTTGATGAATACCCGCCTAATATAGCATCTATAGAGCGCATGTTCAGTAGGTTTAATAATGAAACACAAACAATAGCAAAAATGACTGGTGTAATACAGGAATGCATATGGAATATACCTCACTTCCTTTATCCGCCTAAAAAAGTAAAATCATACATAGTACATGGTAGCGCAACAAAAGAAGATTTATTTAATTCTGTACTAATCAAGTATCCAAACATAGAGGTTAAAAATGATGACGAGAGTGATGCAATCGCTGTAGCTTTGACTTTTTTAATTGACCACGAGATTCTAAAATGGAAAAAACCTAAATTTGAAAGCATCAAAACATTACGCAAGAATAAAAAATAATTATATAATAAATTTTCAGAATATTTTGAATATTTTAATAATTAAACAAAAATAAACCCCTCAATAGAGGGGTTTTAATATTTTTATATTCGGTTTTAAAGGTCAATATTATTAAGAGAAGTAAAGTTATTTAATTTCTTTTTTAATAACATCATTCATCTCTTTTACAGCAGATTCAATGAACGTGTCAATTTCCTTTTCTGAAATTTTAATATGTTTTTCATTCATTAATTTTACCAATTCTAGCTTAGCAACATTAAGTTTTTCTTTACCATCTAAATGCTTATATGCCTGTTCTACTGATTGTACAACTATCTTGACTAATTCTTTGTTGGTTTCTAGGCTTGCCAATACACCTTTTGACTTTAAAAACTTGACAAACTTTTGTGTAGCAAAACCAATCATAGCAACAACAGCTACTATAATAAGATTTACAACTTCTGTATAAATTGCATCCACAATTATCACCTTTTTCTAATTATTTTTAAAATTCTGCATATCCTTCAATTTTTCATTCAACTTTCTTATCTCAATTTGTAAGTCACGGTTCTCAATTGTTAAGTTCATGTTTACAGCTTGAAGCTCTCTTATCTCATCTCTAAGAACTTCAATTTCTTCTTTTTGTTCCACCATCATCTGTCTAAGTTCGGCAATCAATCTGTACTGTTCTTTTGACAGTTGCATTCTGTCACTAATTGCTAACTCTTTTTTATTTTTGTTTTTTGTGATTAAGTATGTTGTTATAGCACCAAACAAAGTTGCGATAGCGGTTATCCAGTTTGAATCTGAAATCATATCGTATAACCACTGCATTTTATAGGCATCCTCCCTAATAATTATCTCCTTTTTCACCGATTTCTCTATATATATCCTTACTGTTGATTAAAGGCTCAACAGTAAAAGCCTTGTTTCTACCTAGACAAAATCTCTTTAACTTTATTAATAATCATCATAATTATTTTTGCAAAGAAATTAACGTCTTCGTCATAATTATCAGAATTTTCTGAATTTTCAACGTCATTATCAATAACATCTTCTGGAGCTTCTGGTTCGCTTGGTGTTTCAATAATATTGTCTTCTTCTTTTTCGTGCTCGTAGTTGTCTACAAAATCTTTTAGCTGGCTATATAAAGATAAGATATGTGTTCCATAATTCTCATTCATAGCCCACTTCATAGAAAGGTCTTCCCAGTGTGGTGCAACACCTCTAGTAACAAGATGATATCTAGGACTCAAAGGCTTCTCATCGTTCGGTAGCTCATTTTTATTTGAATAAGCCCATAAGTGATGTAACTGACCTTTAACACCATCTACAACAGTATCAAAAGATGCACCTTTCATACCTTTTTGAGTAACTCCCATACCACAATAATTATGTTGGTCTGGTGTAACTGCCGTTCCGCCATCAAACTTAAACCAACCAGTTTCAATTATTGATTGACAAAATGCAATATCACCACGAATGCCATACTTTTTACCCTGTTCTACAAATGATTTTGCTATTTCATCAATATCAACGGCTTTAGGATTCTTTTCTTTTACAAACTTAGCCATAGCAACATAATCTGTAGTTTCTGGTTTACCTAAAATATCTGTATGTTTTTCATTTGTACAAGCTGGCTTATCAACCACGATTTCTTCTTTGTAATCCTTTGGAGTATAAACGACCTTGCCATCTTCATCAAATACTCTATAACCGTCTTTTGCTTTTGAGTCAGCAAGAGATTTGGCACTATCTAAGTTTTTAAACGCACCAATCTGAGATTTTGGATTTCCCCAAGATGTTCTCACACGATACAAAGTTTCAACTACAGGTTTCTCTGGTTCTGGCTTAGGTTTTGTTGGTTCTGGTTTCTTTTCAACAATCTTTGGGGTGTAAACAATTTTTCCGTTGTCATCAAAAACTTTAAAGCCTTCGTCAGCTCTGCTGTCAGACAACTCTTTAGCACCCTCTAATTGTTTGAATGCACCAATTTGTGTTTTAGGTTCACCCCAACTAACTCTAACCCTATAAAACTCATTTTCTTTTACAATATTTGGTGTATATACAATCTTACCATTATCATCAAATACTTTATATCCCTCTTTGGCATTTGTATTGGCTAAATCTTTTGCACCATCTAAGCTTTGGAAAGCTCCAATCTGTGATTTTTCATCAGACCATGTTTTTCTAACTCTAAACCATTTTTCTTTTTCTACTACTTTTGGTGATGGGTCGTAAACCGTTTGACCTTTGTCATCAAAAACTTTGTATCCTTGAGATTTTAAAGAATCTGCCAGTTCCTTAGCTCCTATTAATTGTTTAAAAGCTCCTTTTTGAGATTTAGAATCAGACCAACTTGTTCTAACTCTGTAATACTCAATTTTCTCTTGTTTGTCCACACCATTAACAAACTTTACATTGTAAGCCTCACATATGCCCATAGCAATCTCTAGAGCACATTCTTTTCTAAAACTGTCAGATAATAAAAGTTTTGCCTCACGTAAGTTATCCATAAACCCAGCCTCAATAAGAACCGATGGCATTCTTGTATTTTTGATTACATAAAGCCAAGAACCATCTTTTACACCACGGTCTCTCATTGACGTACCTTTCATTAAATGTTTATGTATAATTGAGCCAATTCTTTTTGATTCACCAGTTGGGTAAACATATGTTTCTGTTCCTCCCCAAGTTCCCCATCTACCAGCATTTGCATTGGCGTGTACAGAAACAAATAAATCTAAGTTAGAACTATTTGCTTTTGCAACACGGTTTTTAAGAGAAACATCACTATCTGTTGGCGCTGTTAAAACCGTTTCAAACCCACTAGCTTTTAGGTGTTTGTCTAAATACTTAACTACAGCCCTATTAAAAAGGTTTTCATTCATATAGTTTTTACCTAATTCACTTTTTGTACCATCTGTAAATATTGGCGTTCTTTTTCCTGCTGTATAGATTCCGTGACCGTCATCTAAACCTATTCTTTTTGCCAATAAAATCACTCCCTTTACTAAAATTTATCTAAAATAAGTACCCCATAATTAGGTTTATAGAGTACTTATTTCTTAATAAAAACTAAGTTTTATTAACCTAGTTATAAAATATTTAAATCAAAACCATCTAATGCAATATCTGCAATCCCACTCTGAATTCATAACATCGAAGATAATTTTACCTTGTTTGTCGTAATATTTTTTTGAACTTATTGTTGGTGCTATAACCTCTTTAAAGATATCTGTATCTTTTAGACGTTTATCTACATAAATTAAATTTCTTCTTACTCCTCTGATATTAGTACTAATTCCGTACGATGTAATTTCTCCACCATCTTTAAAAATAACCCTATCTTTTTTACTTGATTTTATCAAGTCATCGTCAAACTCGCTGGCAACCTCTTTCAACTTTTTATCTGAAATTTCTTGCGTAAGACCAAAAATTCCAATTTTAATTTTTTGCATATTAAATATCTCCTTTAACCCATATGTAAAATCAACATTTTATTTAAGCTGTTGGTTCTGTAGTTGTATTAGTTTCTTCTGTCGCCTCTGGCTTATCCCACACAATTGAAGTAATTTCTTCATGTGTGAGTGCATTGTTAACTTGTTGTTTTAACATGTCATATTTAAACAGTTGCTCTTTTTTATGAGCAAAACCTTGCTTGTAGATAGATAGCCACTCTTCCCGTGTATGCTGGATATAGCCCGCATCTTCTGTTTTCCACAAGACTTCTGAGATACTTTCGTCTTCTAACAGCTCATCACGTTGCCCAACCATATTGATTTGATCATCACGATTGGTTCGATATAAATATCCATTTGTAGCTGTAAAGCCTTTTTCTATGCTTTCTTCACATTTGTCTTTCAAAAACTGTTTTTTCAGATCTTTTGTATAATCAAATAGGAACTCATCTGTGATTTTTACTATGTCCTCTCCCGTTTTATTGTGAATTTCATTCATTAAAGCTTGTTTTTCATGGTCCTCAAAATTGTGATAGCCCTTTTTTAAAAGGTCCAGTTCTAAAAATGAATAAAAAATCATATTTCTTCCTCCCCTATTCCTCGTTTTAGTCTTTCTATTGATTCATCTATTATTTTTATAAAGTAATTTCTTTCTTCTATTTTTGATTGGTCAAAATTATTTGTTATGATTTTTTCTATCCACTCTACTGTTTTTTTTGGATAGATGAAAGTTTCTGTTGCTTTTAGCCACTCTTCTTTCCACAATAGATACTCTTGTTTTTTTTCGTTTTCCATTTCATACAAGGCAAGGTAGTCTGTTTTCAATAGTTCTTTTTCTCTTAAAGAGCGAAGATTTTCTCTTGCTCGCCATTTTCTATTAGCTATATTTATTTCAAATTTTTTTGTTCTTTCATTATAGAAAAAGGTGAATAGATCATCCAAGTTTTTTTCTATTGGCAATTCTTTTGCATCGACAATCATTAATGATGCTCCTTTTTCTTTATCACTACTTGTTAGAGATAGAGATGGGAGGAAAATTTTTCTCCCATCATATTCTTTTTCATAACAAGGTGACAATGCATATATAACGTTATATTTATCTAGCATTAATGTGTATTTCATTTTTACCTCCTTTTTTATCCATAGTGAACTGCTATCCACTGCATACCTGTATTTGTAGAATCGCTTCTATACATAACTGCCGTGAAACCTGTTTGTGTGGAACTGTTAACACTTACTTCTTTAACCACGCTTCCAGGTACTGTTGAGTTGGCTGTTACAGAGACTCTAGCGTTTCCAGGAAGTGTTTTTCCTATGCTTATTACCAATGAGCTTGGTGAATTTGCTGTGGGAGAAATAATACTGTACCCACTTGCCTCATTCCCCGTGTCTAGTCTTCCGTGAAACTCATATGTGTTATTATCTCTCAATGTTAAGGATGGGTTACCGCCAGAATATATTATCGCATAATTTGGAAATGATGGGTCATCTTTTCCATATAAGTTTATTTGAGCACCACTTTCATAACCTGCAGAGTTTGACCCCAATAACATGAAGTCTCTACCACTTAACGACGATTTTCCGACAATAGCATTTCCTCCTACTGAACTTGTTAAATATAAATTTCCTGTGTTCTCCAACCTTACATTACCATGAGTAATAATGCTTCCGTTTGTCCAAATACCTCCAGCTAATCCGATTGCCGTCCCTGGTAAGCCATTATTTGCGAAGACGATTTGATGTCCGCCCGCCATCGTTCCGCCTACACGATTATTTGTGTGCTTATAGGCTATACCATAAAGATTACCAAAGTCAGATCCATTATCTGGTATTTTATAGGCAGTACCTATACTCCATACATGACCAATTTTGGTCGAATCATAAATACCATACATACCAACAGACCTATGGTTTGTGTGAAGTGGGGTTAACTTCATTGTTGTTTTGGTTTCGTTTGCGCTTGAGTAAATTTGATCAGTATTGTCATCAAATGAAGTTATTTCAAAAGTACCACTTTGCGAGCTATAGCCCATCCCTCCCATCCTCAGTTCGGCTGTTTCCATTCCTCCTGAAGCATAGTCGATCATCATTAAATGGCTTCTATCTAGTCTAAGAAATCCTCTATTGTAAGAGCCAGTTACCGCATTTGAATGCCAAGATTCATCTACTTCTATTCCATCTGTTATTGTCATAATACTTGTGTAGCCCTGAGTTTCATTAAAGACTTCGCTGTATGTTCTTGAGAATGTTGAGCCACTTATAGTTATGCCATTACCATTACCATCTGTTGCATTGAAGGTTGACCCATTTATTGTCACCCCATTAATCGTACCTGCTGTAACTGTACCAAGGTTCGCACTTAGTGCACTTAATGAACTTACATTAATCTCATTAGCTGTGATGGTGTTTGTGCGGATATTTCCCCCATCAATTTCAGTAGTGTCAGGGTAAGCCCATAATTTGAGCGGTGCTTCGTCCGCATAGGCTTGTTGATCTTCTGGTGCAGGTGTCCAGTCGGTGGCTTTGTTGCCTTTTTCTAGTTTCGCAAGTTTCATAAACATAGTAACAGTGTTCGTTTCGCTATTACCATTTAAATCGAACCTTGCGTGCCCTATTTGGCTAGGATTATCTCCTGTTGTAAAAGTAAAGGTATGTTTGCGATATTCTGTTGTTAATGAGATGCTAGTTCTGTGCCTATGTTGGATTGTCCCACTAACAGGTGCATGCACAAAGAACATATCTAGAGTTCTCGAAGTTTGGACATTTGTTCTAAACCAAGCACTCATTGTATAAGTTGTATTCGGCTCTAATTCAATGTCTCTCCTAGAGTTGTTATTAGAAGGGTAAACATATCTTTCAGTTGAAGTGTTATTTGAAACACTGTTTTCTTCTCCATTATAATCACTAAAATAGTTCCGTCCACCAATCTCAATAGCATCAACCTTAGCTTGCGCACCACTTGGTGTTTCTTTTTCTGATGGATTATAACCACTTGAGAAAGTTGTATTTCCATCAATGTGTATTTTATTGGCTTGAATTCTGATACTTTCAGCCGTTTGGTTTATCCTAGAAATAATCTCATCAGTTCCAACCTTTTGACCTAAATCATTTACATAAGTTGTTGATTGTGTGACTGTGCTAACGATTGCACTGTCTGTTATCTTTTGTTCAGCAGTCGAAACTCTTGACTCTACTTGATTGATTTTGTCGTCTACGTCTTCTGGTGCAGGTGTCCAGTCTGTGGCTACGTTGCCCTTTTCAAGTTGAATATCCCAAATTTCCATCTCATAATCTTTGTCATATGCTGACCTATTTGGTTGAATATATATCCAATCTGAAACACTACTACTAGATTTAAAATGTAAAACAAAATAATGTTCCTCTGTATCATTTGGGTAGGTTGCTAAATAAATATCCCTAAGAAAATTACCATCCATATAAAATTTTGTAGTTGATGAATTTATTGGTCCTGTATGTCCTCCAATAGTGTTTACATCACCACTTACTTTCTTTGTTTTAAAAGATAAAGTATATTCAGTGGACGGTTTAATTTTACTATTTGGTAGTTTAATTCCTGAGCCACCATTTACTGCAAGTTGTGATACTGAAAAAACATAGTCATTTCTAGTATAACCACCGCCCCATTCGGCAAACTCACCTATGGGCAATAAATTCCTTCCACCAACCTCAACATTATCATACAACGGTGACCAATTATAATCACTCGCTGTATTACTTTCCGTGGCGGTGGTTTTATTCCAAGCTAGACCTAAGTAGCGTTTACCTGTCGGACTGTCACTCATACCACTACCGTTTT